AACGACATTTTAGACGACATGCACGTATTGCTGCCTGTTGTCGCCATGGGTGCGTTCTACCTCGTAGGCGCCTCCGTAGTAAGACCAGTATTCTGGACCCTGCTTAAAACCCTGTCAACCCTCCTGATTCAGGCGAAGGACCAGCTCCTTCCCCCTGCTCCTCTCACCGACGACTGGCTCATGGCCAGCACTGTCCGCAGTGCCACCATGTGCGGTCTCGCCGATTTTCTCCACCTTGAAAGCGCGTGCACTCGCCGCGTGGACAAGTGGTCCGCCAGTCTGGCCGTCATCATGGTCGCCATGTGCCTCATTTGGCTCGCGATCAAGCTGTACGACCTGCAGTATTGGGCAACAACCGTGATTGCCCGTGGTAGTATCAGCTCTGCCACGACAGTCGCGCAAGTGCGCAACAAGTTTGCACAGATCAACATTCCAGTGATGAACACTCCCCGCGCCCACACGCACGGAGCGTCCGCCATGTCCCGCAGCGCTGCCACAGAGCACGCCAAGCTCCTTGCCCAGTCCTTGGGCCTGGTGCCGTACTTTGTGCAGCGGTCAAGGGCCGACGAACGCCACGGGCTAGTCGGGTCGCGAACGTATTACTGGCCCAAGGACACCACCACGCGCCCCAGTGAGTTCGATCCGCCGGCTAACGCCCTCATCGTTCTCATTGATGTGGACTATTACATGGACCTCAACGCCTTTCTTGCTAACAACATCTGCCCCGTTTACATTTACACACTCATTCCCGAGTCCGTGTGCGCGACGGAAGCTGACTACAGCTTCACGTTCAATGAAGCCAATGAAGTTGTTTATAAAGTTAAAGGTGGCGCGAGCTACAAGCACCAGCTGTGGAACCACACCCGTGACTCCACTCTCCTGTCGAACGTCGACTGCAATAGCGGTCTCCTCGACAAGCTCCTGGCGGCTTTGTCCCCGCAAACTACTGCATACAACGTGGAAACGCGTCGTATAACGAAGCATCATAGTGCCGTCCTGTACGCGCCTATTGCCTCGTGGACCGGCATCGTGGCCCTCCTCGTGCGCATCCTTAAGGGAAGCGTGCCGGAGCGGCTGGAGCCCGTGTCAGGCGACTTTCTTCGCCTGAACATTGTGAATGATGAAGGATTCTTCGTCTCCACGGGTCGAGCAAATGAGTACATGTGCTCTACGCTCCCCGTGGAAACCGATTCTGCCCTCGGCAACATGGCCATGGCGGGCTCCGTCAAAATGAGCCCCGCATCAGCCATGCGCTACGTGGATGACCACGCAGAAGCCACGGTCCAAGCCTTGTACCACCAATCGCCGGACAACCGCGCGGAGGCACCCACCACCTCCACGCACGGCGTGCGAAGCTACCAGGCCCAACCACGCACGTACAACCCCGAAGCCAAGGACTGCCTGCACGCCTTCATGAAACCGCTCTGCGACGGCGCCTTCGCACCCGCTCGCACGCGGGCCAACGAAGAAGCCGCCATCAAAGGACGCATCACCGACATTGCCAGCAACGTGTCGGAGTGCCCTGCGCACATCCGTGCGATTTTCATGGAGTTCATTGCTCTTCTCACCCCGGCCACTTTGCTGCACCCCGTGGAAATCGACGAGGTGCATGCGCGCC